CTCAACGATAACGAATGGCAGCTGACGTCGGTATCGGCACCGCGCGACAAGCTGACGCTGAACCGCTGGCAGATGCACGTTGCTGGCTTACTGGCTCAGGTGGAGGGGAAAAAATGATGCACCACTACGGCACCACCCCGCTCATTCGCCAGTGCGTCACGCCAGGCATGATGGCAATGCATGAAGGCCGAACCTATCGCGTCTCAGCGGTCATTCAGGAGCGCAAATGGGTGTACCTGCACACTGACGCAGAAATCATCCGCCTCAGTGACTGCGTGATTGACGTCCTTCTGGACGGTCACGGCAACCCTATCCAGCACTAACGACCCTATTCAACCTATCGGCCTGGCATTACGCGGGCGGGATCTGCACATCTAAATTTCAGGAGTTCAGCCATGAACGCATACCTCACTTGCGACCGCATCGAAGATCGGCGGTGGGTTGAGCAGCAGCTCACAGACGAGAAAGAGAAGTGGATCGACGACCGGGCGCAGAAAATCATCGACATAATGCCAAAAGAGCCGTCCGGCCTCTTCCACTTCACGATACCGATTGACTCCAGCCCATACGAAGGACTTCGCAGCGATAAAGCTGGCGAGGCCTACAACGATTTCATTTCGGCAGTTGCTTACGCCCAAGCGGAATACGACTGGGAACACCGTACCGGCTGCCCGTTTTAATTTTTGAGGGGATTAACGATGGCAAACGAATTAACAATCACGGCGAGCGCGCTGCAGGAAAAAGGCATCGACGTCGCTACCTGGAGCGCGCTGAAGAACAGTATCTATCCTGGCGCCAAAGACGAATCGGTAATGATGGCGCTCGATTACTGCCGCGCCCGCCAGTTGGATCCGTTGCTGAAGCCCGTTCACCTCGTGCCGATGAGCGTCAAAGACTCAAGAACGGGTAAAAGCGAATGGCGCGACGTGGTCATGCCGGGAATCGGGCTTTACCGTATTCAGGCAGACCGCTCCGGCGATTATGCCGGGGCTCGGGAGCCGGAGTTCGGTCCTGACGTTACTCAGACGCTTACTGGTGTCGAAGTTACTTTCCCTCAGTGGTGCAAATACACCGTCTACAAGCGCATGCCCAGCGGCGAGATCGTCGAGTTCAGCGCCAAAGAATACTGGATTGAAAACTATGCCACCGGCGGTCGCGACACCACGGCGCCGAATGCAATGTGGAAAAAGCGCCCATACGGCCAGCTGGCGAAATGCGCAGAAGCCCAGGCGTTGCGTAAAGCATGGCCTGAGATTGGACAGCAGCCTACCGCCGAAGAAATGGAAGGTAAATCACTGGACGTAGATATCCGTGACGTCACGCCGCGCAACACGACTGAAGCACTTCCACCAGCAGCAAGCGAAGAAACGCTGCAGGCGATAACCGATCTCTTAACGACCCTGGATAAAGACTGGGAGAAAGACTTCCTCCCTGTGTGCAGCGACATCTTCAAACGGCCAATTCTTGAGGCGTCAGACCTCACTGAAGAAGAGGCACAGAAAGGGTTCAACTTCCTTCAGAAAAAAGCTAAGGCGGCAGCATGACACCCGAAATTATCCTGTCCCGGACTGGCATTGACGTAACCACTATCCAGCAGGGCGATGAGGCGTGGCACCGGCTGCGCCTCGGCGTCATAACTGCCTCTGAAGTGCACAACGTCATTTCCAAGCCGCGCTCCGGCACCAAATGGACGGGCATGAAGATGTCCTACTTCCACACCCTACTCGCCGAGGTATGCACCGGCGTCGCGCCAGAGGTTAACGCCAAGGCTCTGGCCTGGGGAAAGCAGTACGAGGAAGACGCCCGCACCCTCTTCGAGTTCACCACCGACGTGAAAGTCACGGAGTCTCCGATCCTGTTCCGTGACGAGAGCATGCGCACCGCGTGCTCCCCTGACGGCCTATGCAGTAACGATTTCGGCCTCGAATTGAAATGCCCGTTCACCTCCCGCGACTTCATGAAATTCCGCCTCGGAGGTTTCGAAGCCATTAAGTCCGAGTATATGGCCCAGGTGCAGTACAGCATGTGGGTGACCGGGAAAGACGCCTGGTTTTTTGCCAACTACGACCCGCGCATGAAACGCGAAGGCATTCACCACGTCGTCGTTGAGCGGGATCCTCAGTACATGTCCGATTTCAACGAAATGGTGCCGGAGTTTATCGAGAAGATGGACGAGGCGCTGGCGGAAATCGGCTTTACGTTCGGGGAACAGTGGAAATGAAACGCACACCCTTCTACCGCCGGCCCGGGCGAACCGGGCAATTCTCTGGCCTACGTGAACGCGTTATCTGGATGATTCAGACGCGCGGCCGCCCGGTGACCGGTAGCGAAATCGCTGAGAAGTTTGGCGTAACCCTGATCGAGTTTAACCGGGTCGACAACGGCATCACCCGCGGCTCCGGACAGATAGCGCAGATCGTTGAGTCGAAAAAATGGCTCAACGAGGACGGCATCTGTGACCGGACATTTGACCTGGTTACGAAGCCAAAGGTCGTAACACCACAGGGTAAATCGCGCCTTTTCACGCGGCGCGCTATAGAGCAATCGCAAGAAGGTAGACGGCAGGAATGCATAGCGCGTGCCGCCCGCCGTCGCCGCCTGATTGCTCATGGCCTCTACATCGACGAAATGGAGTCCATCCTATGACTCACGCTCACGACGACATCAGGGTTGGCACACTGTGCCTTCCCTTCATTGGTAACGGCTGGCTAATGCCATGGGGTGAAGTAGTCAGCAATCCATTAAAGGCGCAGCGACTCGCCGAGGAATATCGGGAAAGGCAGGAGGCGGCATGACCTATCAACTACACGTCGGGCGTTGCGAGGACGTCCTGAAAACGCTGCCGGATAACTCAGTTGACGCCATCGTGACGGATCCTCCGTATGGGCTCAGCTTCATGAACCACAAATGGGATTACGACGTCCCGACCGTAGAACAGTGGCAGGAATGCCTGCGCGTCCTTAAGCCAGGCGGACACCTGCTGGCGTTCGGCGGATCACGCACCTATCACCGCCTTGTGGTTAATGTAGAGGATGCCGGTTTCGAAATCCGCGACCAAATTCTCTGGATTTACGGTAGCGGCTTCCCCAAGTCGCATAACCTTGATGGCGATTTTGATGGCTGGGGTACCGCATTGAAACCAGCCCATGAGCCAATCGTCATGGCGCGCAAGCCATTCAAAAACACTGTGTCGGCGAACATGGCTGAGCACGGCACCGGGGCGATCAATATCAATGCCTGCCGCATCCCTACCGACGAGGCGCTAAATGGCGGTGCTGGCGGTCTGCTTTCGCATAAGCGTGACGGTACCGAACCTGTTGCTGATTACGAGCAGGCACCAGAGGGGCGCTGGCCGGCAAACATAATTCACGACGGAAGTGATGTTGTCGTGTCAGCGTTCCCGGATGCGAAAGGTCAACAAGGAGCGCTTACCGGCAATGAGCCCAGCTTGAAAATGGGTGCGGCTAATTGCTACGGGCAAATGGACCGGCGGCACGAGTCAACTCCACGTATTGATAGCAGCAAGAGCGCTGCCCGCTTCTTCTACTGCGCCAAGGTCAAACCTAAAGAACGCGATGAAGGCCTCGAGAGATTTATCGCGACGTCAGCCAGCGACATGACCGGCGGACGCAAAGAAGGAAGCGTCGGCATTAATGATCCGCGCGCCGGTGCCGGGCGTACCAGTGGCGCGAAGAACAACCACCCTACCGTTAAGCCGATCGCTCTGATGAGTTATCTCTGCAGGCTGATTACTCCGCCTGGCGGTACCGTGCTTGATCCGTGGATGGGGAGCGGTAGCACAGGCCGGGCAGCTATCGAGGGAGGGTTTAACTTCATCGGCATCGACCTTAACCCGGATTATGTAACCATCGCCTCTGCGCGAATTGCTCACTCCTTCAAAAAGACGACGGAGGCCGCAGGAAGCGGATGATTCCAAAATTCTAAAGCTTTAGCCCAATATCTTCAGGCGGGTAATGCATTCTATCGATCAATCTATGACATGTTGGACAAAGAACCCAAACCATTTCCGGCCATTTCATATTCGCAGAAGACCTACGCTGGCCAAATCTTTCATGTCCAGGTTTATGAGCTATTTCCGTAACACGACTTTCTCCGCACGCCTCACAAGCTCTTGGTGCGTCGGGATTTAATTGATAAAAACGACGATTTTGAGAGTCTGGCGGTAGTTTAGCTTTTGTTCTGGCTCTATAAATCGCCTCCATTTTGGGACGCCTGTCATGAAATGATCTAACAGATAAAGCATTGCTTGCTCGCCTGCATTCATCAGAACAGAGCCACTTATTGTGCTGACCTGGCCCTATCGGAAAGATCTTTCCGCAAACCCTACAGGCATGGCCTGCATCTCTTTTGGGAGATGGATTTTTCTTTCTCCATCTCGCCTTGCACTTACCTGAACAGTATTTCCTGTGCGAATGAGAGCCGGGAAGAATAACGCCGCATTCAACACAGTGCGGCTGCAATTCATCTGTCATGAATTTGAATACTCCGAGCGTGAGAAAAGCATATGAAAAGATGGGCTTATTATAACGAAATAGATCCTTTTGCCGCCCAATGGATCCGCAATTTAATCAAAAATAGGCTAATAGCAGATGGAGAAGTCGATGAAAGAAGCATCGAAGATGTTAGTCCAGATGACGTGTCAGGATTTGCACAATGTCATTGGTTTGCAGGAGTTGCAGTCTGGTCTCATTCCCTGCGCCTCGCCGGATGGCCTGACGATAAACCAGTCTGGACCGGCTCCTGCCCGTGCCAGCCTTTCAGCGCGGCAGGCAAAGGAGATGGGTTTGCTGACGAGCGGCACTTATGGCCCCACTTCTTCCACCTCATCAGCGAGCGCACACCTCAGCATGTCTTTGGCGAACAGGTTGCAAGCGGTAACGCAAACACATGGTTCGACCTTGTTCAATCAGACCTGGAAGGAATGGGATACGCCTTCGGGCTTGTGCCGTTTACGTCAGCGAGCATCGGCGCGCCGCACATCAGAGAACGAGCTTATTGGGTGGCCGAGTCCATTAGCGAGCAATGTCCAAAATTGTTATCAGGACTGGCTAAAAGTAATGGCGCGGAAGGAGGCAGGACGTCAGCCAAACCTTCAAGATTTTGCGGTGCTGGCTGCATGGCCTACTCCAACCACGGAATCAGCGATGAGGGAGAAACGCTACGCACAGGGCGGGATGCCGTTCTCGATGGCAGCAGCGCTAACCGGCTGGGTAACACCAACGTCCCGCGACTGGAAGGACTCGTCAGGGATGACAGCGCTGCGGGATGGGAAGGACAGGCTGGACCAACTGCCGAGGCAGGCTTACACATGCGGACCCTTGAGGTTAACGGTTTTTGGCGAGATGCGGACTGGCTCTTTTGTCGAGATGGCAAATGGCGTCCAGTTGAACCCGGCACATTCCCGCTGGTTGATGGGGCTGCCGCGCGCCTGGGACGAGTCGAGTCCGGGGTGGCAAGAGTGGCAAGCAGCAACCGCGTCGGCAGACTCAAAGGCTATGGGAACGCCATAAACGCACAGGCTGCGGCTGAATTCATTCTGGCCTATATGGAGGGGTTATGACCTCAGAAACAGACAACACCAGTATCAAGGCACTAATCACCCAGGAGCTTAAGGCTCCTTTTTTATTGCTGGCGTTCACCTTCAACCGAATTAACCGACAGTTCCGGGAGCATTGACCATGGCTGACATCATCGATACCGCTGCAGAGATTGAAGAGCTTCAGCGTAACGCTGCCCTTTCCGCTCACCGCATCGACCGTAATGCCGTGTCAGCTGAGCATTGTGAAGAATGCGACGAACCAATTCCCGAGCCGCGGCGCGCTGCCGTTCCCGGTTGCCAGACGTGCGCGGATTGCCAATCCGTCATCGAGCTGAAGAATAAGCAAAGGGGGTTCCAGTGAAAGAGCGCGGAATGATTTTTAACGACGAGATGGTGCGCGCCATTCTTGATGGCAGGAAGACGCAGACGCGGCGGATCGTTAAGGTCCAGCCAGACACTCCAGAGTTTGGCCTGCGACGCATTATTGAGTCGTCCATAGCTAATGAGATCGGGATGTATTTCTGGTCTCAAGAAGACGCCCGTGGAATTAAAGCGCGCTCAAAGCAGTTTTATTGCCCATACGGTGACGTCGGCGATCGCATCTGGGTGCGTGAAACATTCAGCCCGGTTCCTGATAATGAAGAGCCTGCTGGTTGTTCAGCCCTTCTTTACGCAGCTGACGGTAACGGTCCGTATGGTAAATGGGTTCCTTCGATTCACATGCCGCGCTGGGCCTGCCGACTCACCCTGGAGATTACCGGCGTGCGGGTTGAGCGATTGAATGGCATCAGCGAAACGGACGCAGAGGCGGAAGGCATCGACATGGAGGCGCTTTTTGACGCCCAGGACTGTTACGACTGCATTGCAGACCACAACATGACAGGAAGGCCAACGGCAACAGGCGCATTTAAGTACCTGTGGGAATCCATCTACGGCGAAGAGAGTTGGAAATCCAACCCCTGGGTCTGGGTAATCGAATTTAAGGTGGTGCCCAATGTTCAAGCTAATTCAACGGGGTCAGATTTACGCTGACCAGCACGGTTGGCCCGTCATCATCCACAGCTGCACTTCTCAGATAGTCCGCTACTGGCGACAGGGCCGGATCAACACCGCTTCAATAGACCGTTTTAACAATGATTTTGAGCACCTCGATCACCGTGAAGCGGCACAGATACGCGCCGAACTGGAGACGAGCGAGCACATTAAATCGCTGCGTGCCCGGCGCGCGGCATGAGGAGAAATTATGGGAAAGATGACGTTCGTATTTGATTATGAGGATGGTAAAGAGCCGCCGGTTAGCGCTCGTATGGAGTATTTGGGTGGGAAGATTGTAGCGGCTGCTTTTCGTGATGCTCTCGAAGAGCCTGAAGTATGTGACGAGATCGCCCCTGACCCTGAATATCTGGAAAAAATCCGCAGTCAATTATGACGCAACTGATAGCCAGTTATGAGCTGGCTATTGGGTGCGAAAGCACCGCCTCGTGATCCCTTTTGCCCGGCCCCGCGCCGGGCTTCTTTTTACCTGATTTCGAATAATCAACACGACGCAACAGACGTGGGTATACTCACGCCGGTTGCCAGGAGTCATCTATGGCACAGGTCATTTTCAATGAAGAGTGGGTTGTTGAAGCCAGACTCACCGAAAGAACCGGTCTCACAGAAGGCCAAATCAAAAATTACCGACTGAAACTGTGGGTTGAAGGTGTTCACTTCAAGCATCTTACAGCCCAGGGGCAAACCGACAATTCCAAAGGATTGCTCTGGTACAACCTACCTAAAATAAACCAGTTAGTGCAGGATATCTGATGAATTTCCCTACCGGCGTAGAGTTACATAACGGAAAGATCCGCATAACTTTTTACTATCGAGGGGTGCGTTGTCGTGAGGTCCTTCGCGGCTGGCTGGTGAACAACAGCAATATAAAGAAAGCTGGCAATCTGAGGGCAATGATTGTCAGTGAAATTCAGATGGGTACTTTCGATTACGCAACCCGCTTTCCTGAATCAAAGGCGTTGAGCAAGTTCGGTACCACAAAGCGGATAAACACTTTTGCTGAATTATGCGAGCTCTTTACTGACTCAAAGGCGCTGGAGGTATCTCATGCCACTATGCTCACGATCCGCTCAACGGTAAACACCCTCAGGCGCGTTGTTGGCGACATGACAGCCTTAACTGACATACAGAACGCCGACATACTTTCATATCGTCGCGAGCTGTTGTTTGGTGAGGTGGTGAATCCCGGTTTACCAAATTTTAAGAAGCAGGGCCGATCACCAGCACGCGTAAATACTCTAATGAGCGTCCTCAAAGAGATGCTCAGGATAGCTCACCGCAGCCAGTTCATATCTCATACACCATACGAAGGCATATCGACTTTAAAGGTATCGAAACGAACTCCTGATCCTCTTACATATGACGAATATCAGGCATTCATCGCGAACCTTTCTAAACAGCACTCGCTTTTATGGATTGTGGCTATTCATACCGGTCTGAGGCACGGTGAACTCTGCGCTCTCGCATGGGAAGATATTGACCTGTTAAATGGAGAGATTCATGTTTCACGGAACCTGACCCGGAAAGGCTTATTCGTACCGCCTAAGACGGATGCCGGGATCAGGACAATTACCCTGCTCCAGCCAGCTCTGGATGCACTGAAAATACAGTTCGAAATTACAGGCCATCTGCCGCAGCACGAGATCGTCTATCATCATCGTGAGCATGGTAAAACTGAAATGCAGGTTATCAGGCCAGTATTCGTCCCATCGAGTCGATCGACAAGAAAGGTCGGGTACTATTCGAAAAATTCTATATCCTATGGATGGAAGAATGGCTTACGTCGTGCGGGCGTTCGTAACCGGCATCCGTACCAGTCCAGACACACCTACGCATGCTGGTCGCTTTCTGCTGGGGCAAACCCTTCCTTTATTGCAACTCAGATGGGCCATGAGGATTCAAGGATGGTTTATGAGGTTTACGCGAAGTGGATCGGTGATATGGACAAGGACCAGGTTGCCATCATAAACAAGAGAATTCTTGCCAACATGCCCCCGTTACGCCCCCAAGGCGATTTGAAGTTGAAGAAAATCCTTTGA